GTTCCCATAATTTTCTGTCGTAGTGTGATATCATTATTGTTGATACAACAAATAATAAAAAGCCTAGGGTTATAAACCCTAGACCAATATATAATAGTGTGTTCATATTCTAATCTTCGCCTCGCCTGTTGCCATTCTCCAACCGTCTGCGTCCAAGTCCCAATAGACTAAACAAGGGTTGCCATTTTTAGATACAAATGATTTGCCCTCGGTTCCGTCTGGTTTATTGTATTGACCTTTTCTAGTTATAAACTTTTTATGCTTTTTAGCAAAGTAAGTTATAAAAAAAGTGTTTGTGTTTTGCATATTTCCTTTCTGTTGTTATGGGACATTATAACATAATGTCCCATATGTGTCAAGTACTAAATTACTGTCACTAGATGAAAAGTTTTATTTTCATCATCATTTAATAATTGTAATGCTTTTAATTTTTGATGAGCCTTATCTTCATCAGAAGATTGTGCCTCTACCCAATAGCTGTCTGGGTTGTGATTAAATTTTATTCTTGATATTATTATGTGCATATTTTCTTTCTGTTAGTGTTTATATGGGATATTATACTATATCCCATATAATAAGTCAAGCCCTAATTTACTGATTGTTTTTGATACTCCATTCTAGCTTTGATTTTATCTTCTCTAGTCTGATTTTTATTCTTCATTCCTTTAATCATATTAGCAAGATTGCTAGGGTTGTAAATTGTTAAGCCTGTTGAATTAGTTCTGATAAGTTCTGCCTCGTCTAGTTCTATTCCTAACTCTTTGGCTAACTCAATACCCTCGCTTAAATATCTATATGCTTTCAATCCGATTTTTAATTGGTCGCATTGTTTCATTATAGAATTAATCCACGTTTGATGAGTGCTAACAACTTTTGCTTTTGCCATTCGCCATTGTAAAAAGATATTGTATTCATCTTTAGTACAAGCGATTGCTCTTGACCTACAATGAGAAGTTCCAATCACATCACAATAAAATGGTGCGTTGAAATCTTTTGCTAGTCCTATTGAGTTATGCTCACTATCTGAATAGTGACTTGTATTGCCCTTGCCTAATGCTTTATTACACATATCAACGTGCTTTGTTTTGTGTGGGTTGCTATCTTTGCCAGATTGTTGGGCTATGATATCTGGGTTGCAACCTTTCTCTTTTAGTTCTTCTCTAAAATATGCGTGTGCAAAGTGTTCAGTATCTTCGCCATTACTATACTCGTTGCCATTTAGATTGCCGAATAAACCAAAATCAAAATGTGATTTATTCTCTATTGGGTTGCCCTCGTCGTCTGCATTATCTGTATCAGTATAAGCAAAGTAAAAGCATTTATCTTTTGCTACTACATCACAAGGGTCGCCATATTTCTTTTTAAAGACACGCAACGTGGCTACATCTTCTTTTGGATATGACCTTTCAACAACTTTACTTGCTAAATCAAAAGTAGATTTTTGTATATTATCAAAATCTTCTCTTGCTTGTAGAAATGCTTGTTGCTCTTGCGTTTCTTCTTTCTCAAATACATCTTTAATTCTATTGTAGAATTTGTTTCTGTATTCGGTATTCATTCTTATTTTTGCTGACATATTTTCTTTCTGTTAGTGTTTATATTTCCCATAATATCCCTTGACAAGTAGATTGTCAAGTGTTATATTACTATTATGAATTGGAAAAATAAAAGAATAGACGCAATAAACAGACAGATAAAAAGAAAGGGTAAATACGGAAATCGTCCTGCTATTACAGAAAGTTATATTGATGAACATTATAATATAATTAACTCAAAGGCAAAGACGAAAAAAGAATATAAGTTACAAGCTTGAGCCCTGACTACTGTGAGATTGTTCTCACTTGCGAGACATCACTTAAATGTGGTTGTAAATAGAAGATGCATCTTGCTTGCAGTAGTCTGGGGTCAAGTTATTAGTGAGTTAAGGCACATGCAACCGACTTGTGAAGAGCTTGACCACTTTAGAATAATTCTAAACTTGAGCCCTGATCCTGTGTCGAATTAAATTCAGCTAGCAGGATCTGGGGTCAAGTGTGGAAGGATCATTTAACGATGGGATTGACTGCCTACTTGACCACTTTAGAATTATTCTAAACTACAAGCGACAAGCCACAAGCCACAAGCCACAAGCTTGACATTGCATCTGGGATAATGTAAGAAGTAAATAGAAAGGATAATTATGAAAATAAAAGAAGCAAAAACAATTACCGGGTCAATGACTCGAACCTCAAAAATGCCAGGCTTAAGTTACAGCCTCCCAGCGTGGGAATGCAAGACTGGCGCAAAGTTAGTAAAGATCCCCGGCAGCGTATGCGCTGGATGTTATGCAATGAAGGGTAACTATACCAGATACCCTGCTATTAAAGCAGCTCAATATGTACGCCTGAAGGCCATCACCGGCCCGCGATGGGTTGAAGCGATGGTTGCACAAATTAAAAATCAAAAATATTTTAGATGGCATGATGCCGGAGATATACAGAGCGCGGAGCACCTTCAAAAGATCTTTGAAGTTTGCAGGTTAACACCAGATACAAAGCACTGGATACCAACGCGCGAAGCGCAATTTTTAAAAGATGTAAACCCTGAAGAGGTCCCGGAGAATCTAATCATTAGAATGTCTTCACACATGATTGACCAAGGCCCGGTGAGCTTCTGGCCCTGGACGTCTACAGTAAAAAATAAAAAAAATAAGTCAACCTGCCCAGCTCCATATACAGATAAAAAAGGAAAAGTACACACAGCCACCCAGATGAAGGCCTACACACCAGCACAGAAAAAGGAATTAGATTTTGGCCACTGTGGAAACTGTAGATCTTGCTGGGACCGTAACACACCTAACGTTGAATATGGCAAACATTAAAGACTCAAAAGAAATAGAAGCGCTGCACAATGACTGGTGCCGTGAGAACGGTTATCCAATCCGCAAGCGTCAAGCGCGCTTTCCGGGAAGGCCCAAGCTACAAGCGTCAAGCCACAAGCTGCAAGCTGAAGAGTTGAACGCGGACAACAGTGCGCGATTCGTTAAGAATGCAAAGCGGCCAGTTTAGAATGATTCTAAACTAGATTTTTTTTAAAAGCGGCAAGCGGCAAGCGTCAAGCGTCAAGCGGAGTGTTGATCAACACTCGCTGGATGTGTTCCCAATCGTCAAGCGCCAAGCACGGCGTATCTCTGTGATCTAACAGAAGACCGTGGATCGATTTACTCTCATAAAGTTTTATGGAGCGAGAAGAGGTATCTTCGAGCAGGATGAAATTACGATTTGTTCTGGTCATATGAAATAGTTTTTGATGTGGGCTGAAGCTTATTTTTGGAGCTCTAGCAATCTTAAGCTCAACCATAAAAAAACCACAGCTATCGTGATAACCAAGCAAATCAGGTACACCAAAAGATGCCCAAGATTCGAGTCTAGTCCACTTAATTTTACTAGTGTTTTTCTTTACTTTTTGCCAAAGTTTTGTCTCGGGTTTCACCAGAATTTACCGTTTGTCATTTTGGTCAATATATACTAAAATAAGGCAAATGACTCAAGATAAAAGACTTACAGAACAACAACGTAAATTTGCAGAATTACTAGTTTATAATGAAGGCAGGCTATCACCAGCCGAAGCAGCCTATCAAGCAGGGTATAAAACAAGAGCAAGACAAGCAGCATCAGAGATGCGTAATGCTAAATATTTCCCATTGGTTGTCACATATATTGGTGAGTTAAGAAGAGAAGTACAAGAGAAGAATCAGATCACTGTTGAAAGACATCTTACTGAACTAGCAAAATTAAGAGATGAAGCACAAAAAAAAGGTGCTTGGTCAGCAGCTATAAATGCTGAAGTTGCTAGAGGTAAAGCAGGTGGATTATATGTAGATCAAAAACTTATTATGACAGGTAATCTAGACAATATGTCAGAGAAAGAACTAGAAGCCAAGATGGCTAAAATTCTAGATGATCATAAAAATTTGATTGATGTTACCCCTGAAGGTATTGAAGATAAATCACAACAAGCATAACAAACAATACAATTCCTGAATTAGCATTAAAGAACTCGTTTAGTCTTGCGTATAGTGTTTTTATTTTTTGAATCATTTTTTGAGAGTTTAGTTGATATACCTTGAGGGTCTGGTCCTTTCACAGGTGGTATAGACTGCCATTTTACATATGGCATGTTCTTCGTCAAGGTTTTATTCTTCACAATACTTTGCCTTTATTTGGCCCATTTTTAATTCTGTATTTCTGTGTACCTGTGTCACCTATATTAACTTCTTCTTTCATAACCTTATTAAGAAAGATTTCATTCCAACCATTTTTATAGGCTTCGTTTGGTACTCTAGATCTACCGTCGTGTTTTTTACCTTTTTCTTTTTTCATATAGTTTTTTTAATCTATGTACTTCTTCCCATATTTTATTCTTATAAGTAACTTTTTTTTCAGTATATGTTGGTTTAACTTCAATTGTCTCATCCACACTAGGTGAACCATAATAGTTAGGAAGATTTTCTTTAGTCATAATAGTCTTCTCCTACTGGTACTATTTGATATTTGTAATGTAGTCTAGATAACAAGTCCCATTTACCTTCTTCTCTACATCTTTTCAAAATACATTTAAGTCTAAACGTGAATGCTGTTTTTCTCTTCATATATATATTTTCTCCATTTTAATTATACACCCTTTTGGAAATACATTTCTATCAGAAAATACTTCCTCTTTTTCATCGTAAGAAGCAAACGTCCATAAGAACTTATTTGTTTTCTTATATACATAAGCTTGCGTAACCATAACAGCACAACCAAACTTATCAAACTCTTCTGGAGTTGCATGCCCGGCGTCACCGGTGATGTCCAACCATCGGATAGAATAGAAGTAATACTTCTTCTTGTTAATTACTGCATGTCTGTATTTAGATTTCTTGGCTGTCATAATATTATTTTATCATATAAGGGAGATTTTAGGGCAAAAATGTTTTTTTTAAAAACAGAAAACCTCTCGCGCGCCGGATACCATGAAATAAGCAGCCAATACCAATGCTTATTTGACTGTGCCACGGCATATTTTGACCAATGCTTAAATAAGCTAGCAATACCAACAACCTGTGCC